ACGTAGAAGAAATTGTGTCGTTCATAAACTTCATCACTCCTTTGTCAGAAATGCTTTCAAGTCTATCGGTAAACCTATGTATCTTCGAGTTTTTTGCATCTATAAAATACAAAGCATTATCTGTAGATAAAACCCCTTCTCTATGTATGCTTCCGTATTGTTTTGATATATAAGAGTGATTTTCAATAGTATTAGCAGAGCCAATTAAAATTCCTTCTGCTCCTCCAACTAAAGCCCTACTATTAATAAATAATTTTGCAAATCCTGAGTCTTGTAAACAGTATAAATTATCTCTAAAATTAACTATAGAGTTTATTTCACCAGCATCATTATCTAAATCGTGAAACTGCACAATAGGAAATTGTCTATAAGAATCTTCTAATTCTCCAGAGACTTTGCTTTTGCTGTATGCAACTTGAACAGGTTGGTCTAAGTCTATAGCTTTTTTTGATTCGTCTACAGATATATAACCTTTAAAGTTTGGCTCTTGACTGTAAACGGGATTATACATTAAGTCGTTTTTATTTGGTATTACATCAGGAAAAAATCCAGCTTCAGCTTTACCTGCTTGTAAATGAAATCCACTTCTCATGTCTGGATTAACTCTTGACTCTACAGGAAAAGTTATAAACTTAGCAGCAGAACCGTCTGGATGATAATGAGACATTGTTAATTGATGAGAAAAAATAGATGTAAATACATCTCCACCATGAACATTCACTTTAAAGTTTGTGTCTGGAGTATGTCCAGGAATAACTACTTTGGTAAATTCTCCAGCTTTAATGTATCGTGTGCTAAATAAAGAGTCGTTTGATACTCCACCATACATAGATTCTCTTTCAGAGCTACTTTTAACTATGTCTACAAGTAACATATAAGGATTCTTTTTGTGTCTATAAGAGTTAGGCCACAGTAAATTACCATCACCCAAAATAAGTCTATTAAGATTAGGTATTCTTGGCATACCAGCAGGAGAAACAAATATTCCTTTATTACCTTTTTGTACACTTTTTACTTTCCAATAATTGGTTGATGTTGAGTCAACTAAATAAGATTCAAAATAACTTGTGTATGTGGTCGCGTCATCATCAGGAGACCCTTCTGGAGTTAATCCCGCTGACCTTACGTTACCATAAGTCATGTTAATAAAATTCCTATTGTATTTATTAACTCTAGTAGTATCTCCTTCAAAAACCTCCTCTGCTTGGTCTAAAAGAATGCTTCTAACGAAAAGTTCATTTGCGTCACGACTACCAGTAGGATTGTAATTTGGTTGATTTTGGTCGTTTTGTATATCAAAAAAGTAACTACCAAAAGAGGTGTTATTATTATAAGCTTTGATTGCAGAGTCTCCATTTGAAAATGTTTCTTCTGCTAAAATTGAAAACTGCGTGTCTACAGTATATGTTTTTCCAAAATATTTATGCTGACCATCTGCTTCATTAACAACTTTGAATCCATAAAATCTATGTTCATAAGGAGTTGAATTTCCAAACGTATAAGCCTCTGTTGATTGAAATTGAATGTTGTCTTTAAGACTTATCGTTGATACAGTTTTTATTCTATCTGTTGATGAGAATTTGTATGGATATACACCAAAAAGACTATCTGGGCTATACACTACACCTATATTTGGTACACCCCAAAATCTATTTCTTACAGCGCTTGTGTCTGAATAGTTTTGCGAGTATGAAGAACCAAAAATAAAAGAAGTAGGCTCTTCATGATTCGATTCATTAATCTCATCATAAAATATGTGTTCTGAAACTCCAAACTTTGCCCTAAAGTCTTCTAGCTTTTCATTAACTAAAATTCTATTAGCCTCATTAGTACCACCTATATTTCCTTCTGCTTCATTTTTAAGACTGTTAGCAGTTCCTTCATCATTAAATATAAATTGCGCTCCTTCTCTAAAAAGTCCAGACTGCATTACAGACGCGTCCTGCATACTTCTTTCAGCTCTTACTACTTGAAATCCTGATATTTTATCTAAAACAGACTGAGGAAATCTAAACTCACACACTATAGCTAAATCCATAGTGTAGTGTTTAAAAGTACGCTGTGAAGCTGAGTCCGTGTCTGTAATTGGATATAAAAAATTTCTTGCGTTATTATTTGTTAAGTTATAATTAGAAACACCGTTAGTAGCAAAATTAGGTAATACAACGTGTCCAGGGACAGCTATGCCATCTACTACATCAAGTCTATAGTCTTCTGCGCAAACATTACCATTTATTTTTGGTGGAGAAGCAACAGTTGTAATTATGTCCACTGGAGTTCCTCCTTTTGTTGATTTTATAACTCCTTTTTCTAGTTGTAAATTTCTATCTCCATGTTCAGGCATTTGAACATCTCCCATCCATAATGTGTTTATTGGATTTCCTTTTTTATCATAAAACAATACACCTAGCCTATATATTTCTCCTCTTTTGTAGCCTTTTAAAGTCAGCATTTGAGGGTCTTTATTGCTAGAAGATGCGGTGCTAGAAAAAACCTTAGCGTCTACATTGCTTATGTCAACAGAAGTTATGCTGTCGTTTGTTTGTATGTATGGTGCTTCACTAGGATTAGACTTTACTTCATCGGAAACTTTAGGTATTGTTTTAAAAGAAAGCCTTACTCCAGCTCCAGAATTATAACCAGGAGACATTGCGCCTAAAACTCTTGACGTATCGCTTACTTGATTTGTTTCACTAGGATTGACAGTTTCAATAATGGTATAACTGTAGCCTCCCTCAGAACTTAATTCATCAGCAGTAATTACAATATCATTTCCATACCAAGAGTAAGTGTGAGATGTAACAAGATTAAGAGCAATGTTGTCGCTTGTTATAATATTAACCTCGTCTAGCTCTATAAATAATTTTCTAACTCCAGTGGGAACATTTGTAATTGTAAGTCCAATATTATCCCAGGAAGTCATATATCCAGTACCATTTTGATAATTAGCAAAACCTTCACCTACTTCTGCTCCATTTATAACGTGTGTGGTTGATGTGTCTTGCCAGACTCCATTAGAATTATAAAATTTATTATAATTTCCATCTCCAGTTGTATCTACTTTTATTCTCCAGTGATACTTAAATTTATCTGAACTTTCATAATGTTTTACGCTATCATTACCTCCTGCGTTTATATAATTAGCAGAAGAAGTTATGTTTATATCAGTAAAATCAACTCCAGTTGCAAAAGTTTCTTCAACAGCTGTTCCAAGCGTCCATCCGTTTGTTTTTGGCTCATACATAACATTACTAGTAGTAGGAACAGAAGAGCTTAAATTTTTAGAATAGTTAACACTAAAACTTGAAGGCAAAAATCTATAATTATTTATATCTTGATTAGCTCTTACGTAAGCGCCATTTTGTAAATACCTTGTAGGTTTTTTCTCCATTAAAGTATTATTCCACCTTTCTAAGGTAGGATTAAACTCATCAGCACTTACAAAAGCATCTCTTTTTCTTGTGTTTACAGCAAATAAAATATTATCTTTAATTGCTAAGTCTTTTGCTATATCAAAAGTGTTTTTAGGCTCAAGTATTTCGTTAATAGAAACTTCATTATCACTTTCATTTCTACTATGGGTAAATGTTAAAGAGCTAGAGCCATCTGTAATCCTGTCAGAAACAAGATACACTTTTTGTGTGCCATTAAGTTGTTCGTAAAAAATAGCAAAAAGTTTTACTCTTTCAAAACTTGAATCTACATTGTCAAGCTTTAAAGTAAAACCCATCGCAGAGTCTACTCCTTGAGGAGAACCCATAAAGTTTTTATAAGAGCCTGTGTTAGCCGTGGTATGATAAAGTCCAGACAAAGGTAAGGCTGCTGTTTCTGCACCATCTTGAGTTACGTACTTTGCGCAATACTGATAAGTACCAACCCTTAAAGAGCCTCCTATAACGCCTGATAAATATGGGCTTTGTGGTCTCACAGAAGGCAACAGTTCTAAATTATTTACAGGTAACTGATTAATTGTTATTGGATAGCTTTCTAAATCATATACCAGAAGCTCTAGGTTCATAGACCTTACTGGGTTTATATTGTCAGTCCAGTAAATTCTTCTTGTTGATTTATTTTCATAAGAACCTACAACTTTTACTGGCTGTGTTTCTGTCATATTTAAAGCAGCAGAATACAAGTGGGTTGCAGCACCGTTTGAATCAGTTTCACTAGAAAAAGTGTCATCATCATTTTTAGTGAACATAAAAATCTTTGTAGTAGAAGTTGATGCTGTAATTCCGTTTACGTGAATTAAAACAATTTTATCTGCAAAAGAACAATAACCTACAATATTACCATCTGCAAGTCCAGTATCAATTCTTTCTGTTTGACCTTTATAGTTTTCTACAGAAAATGTATTTCCTTCAAGTCCAACTATTTTAATGTTGTTTGCGTCCCTGTATGTGCCTGGAGGCTGCATTCTTGGGTCTACATCCATATTAAGTCCAGCCTGAAATGTATTTGGTTTTGCTTTTGGCATTATTAGTGATTTTTAAGACCGTTAGAAGACTTTATTGGAATTAAAGTGTTCCAATACTTACCTATCTCAGAAAGTTCCTGAGAGCTTGGCATTCCATCAATACCTCTTGCTTGACCACATAGAAAGAACCATCTTTTTTGCAAATCGTTTATAACATATTGAGGAACTTTACCATTATAGTAGTCTATATTTTTAATCATCCACATACAATAAGCTGTAACTGCTTCAATGTGTGCGTCATTAATTTTAGGGTATCCGTCAGCATCTAAAGGTATTGTTAGCACAGATAAAGTAAGAACTACTCCGTCATCAAGCTTTGCATTTATATATCCATCTTGTATATAGTATCTGTCTCCAGTTACCATATTATCTGAATCTGCGTCTACTCCAACAGGGTTTCCTCTAAAGTGAGCGTGTGTTGGTTTTAGTATAGAACTGCTATTAGAAACAGAAAGAACCTTAACTATATTAGAAGGTAGTGCAGCTCTATTAGAAGCTATAGTTACATTTTCTTCTGTCTGTATAAAAGACTTTAAGCCTCCAATAAACTTTTCTGCTTCAAAAGCCCATTCTATTATACTCTGTTCTTTGTCTAAAACATCAATACCTAGATTTCTAGTTACTGAAGCCAATACTCGTTTGATAGATACAAAATTCATATTTAAAAGTCGTTACCTTTGTTTAATTCATTATTAATAGCTTTTTTAAAAAATCCCATTGGATTAATTTTTGCCATCTTATATTTTTTAGGCCTTAACCAAACTAACTTATAATAGTAGTCATTTAGTATTGGCACTTTATATGTTACTCTGTTTCCTTGTTCATCAACTTCATTGATGTTGCACCTATAGTGAAAAGCTCTTTTATGTAGCATTTTCTTTATATATACTTTACCAAACTTTGCTGGTAATGTAACTGTTGCTTTTTCAACAACAAGCTCGTGTATTAACTCTTCAAAAAACGTTTTAACTATATTATAAAAACCACTATAGTTAATCTTTTCTACATCTCCTTTTGTAGCGTTATAAATATCCTTAACGCTTACGTACTTGTCCTTGTACTTCCGTTGGTGCTTCTCCATCTATTTCTTTATCTCTTGGTGTTGACATTACCACTCTATACTCTTTAGCTAATATTTCCTGACTTAAAGTTGTAATTAATTCAGTAGGCAAAGGATATATACTTGTGTCTTTATCAAACAACCCTGCGTCTGTAGTAATTTCTGTTGGATTAGAAAATATAGCAGAAACTTCTAAATAGTCTCCATCATCTAAATCAAAATTTGTAAAATAAATTCTACCATCTTGTATTCGTGCAGATTTTTTTGCAGAAGTAAATCTATTACCACTTAAATAAACTGTAGAACCTTTTGTTCCAATCTCTATATATTCTGATGTAGACGCACTACTGTCGTAAAAAAGTATTGATTTAACAGCTCTGTTTTCATTAAAATTAATTACAGAAGGAAAGTCTATAAATGTATTGTTGTTTGTAGTCGCTACGTGTTTAAAAGTCTGTAAAGTCTGAGGGTGTACACTTCTACCAGAATTAGTGTATTGCATAAGAGTTTTAGCTCTATATACATTAACTAAAAATTCTACTTGAGAGTCTGAAATTTTAGAGTCTTCAGTAAGAGAAGAGCCTCCTTCAGCTATGTTTTTTATATTATATACTATTTCACGTAAAGTTGCCATGTTGCAAAGTTAATTAAATTAAATGAAAATAGGCTTCATCACTAATAGTGAATCCACCTACTTTCGAACAAGGAGAAACAAAAAGAGCCTCTTTAATATTTTTATTCACTTCGTTTCCCTTCGATTGAATTAGTTTGGTAAAGAGGACTTTCTATGTTTGCAGTCATCATTCTTACAGCTATTTTTACAATATTGTCTGCTTCTCTTGGTGCAGCTCCTAGGTTTGATATAGAGCTTCCTCCATCAGACCACTCGTATGGAGCGTAAGCCATTGTTGTTGCTCCTAACTGAGCATTAGAGGTTGCTATAGTTTCAGCAGATACTCCGCCACTATTTCCTCCAGCTACATTAGAAAGCAATGGATATGTAAAGTAATTCATTTGAAATTTAGCAGAAGTAGGACTTTCATCAATTTTTAATCTACCGCTAGACATATCAGAATTAGCTCCAGCGCTGGTAATAGCAACGCTTGTAACGGTTCCGCTACCATTTATAGTTGCTGTAAAAGTTGCTCCTGTAGAACTATTATCCCTAGATGTTACTGCTGGTGGTGAAGTGTATCCAGCTCCTCCATCAATTATTGAAACTGAAGACACAGCTCCACTACTTATGGAAAAGCTAACTAAAGCATCATTAGCAACTAAATCTGTGTTTGGAAATATTTTAAGTTTGTTTTCGTGATAATTATAAACCCTATTTCCAACAGTAGGAGTGTTAAAAGGGTCTTTAACACCTTCAACAGCTAAAGTTCCAGGATTCATGGGATTTACTTTTTCCCAACTACCATCAACAGCCTTAACTCTAAGATTAATTAACTTGTAAAAAGGATAAACAGTTCCAGTTGCCCAAATAAGTGGATGTGGCGTAATTGCTTTTGTATTATTAGCAAGGTTTATTACACCATCTTCTTTAAAAGTTCTTTCTTCGCTTTGAACATATTTACCGCCCTCATGACTTTCATGTCCTGCATTTTTTAAATAGTCTGAAGTTAATCCTTCAAACCATTCCATGATAGCCATAGAAAGAAATTTATCTTTCTCGGCTGTCGTGAAATATGCTTGGTCTGCTTTATCAAGCAGTAAGTCCATTAAGTTGTGAGCTTCTAAAAACGTCATTATTTAACTTTACTTTTTTTAGTTGGTTTTACTTTAACACTTACGTTGCCTCTAAGCTCTTGTTTCATTAAAGCGTAAATATCGGCATTTTCCTTCAACCACACAATAGTAGCTTCTTCTGTTAAGCCCATAACTACTCTGTTATGCTTGTAAGAACCTCTATCTTTACTTATAACACCTTTATCTAAAGCTTTACGAATAAAAACAATGTCTTCTTTTTCTGGATGCGTGTAAAGCTCCATAAATTTATCTGCACTTATGCTAGCCATTTTAATAAGTCTAGCTTTTATAATGTCTGTGTCTGCGTCTAAAGGTATACCGCAAAGTCTAGCAAAATCGTTAGTCTCAACCATTCCCATTTTAGAAGCAATTAGTATGGCGTCTGCTGAAGATAATAAAGCTTCCACTTCTTTTTCTTCGTTTACTTTTAGGTCGTGTAAATGATAAGAATTTTTTAAAGGATGATTTCTTAAAAAGTCTACTAGTTTTTTATCATGCTCATCAACATAATCAAACTCTAAGCTAGTTTTTGTAATCTTGTACAATCCTGGAGTTTCTCCATTAATGTCCTCATACTTAACATACCTTCCTTTTTCGTCTTTGTAGTCAGACAACGTTAAAGAAGAAAATCTTTTAGGCTCTGCTACTAATAATTGTACTCTATGTTTCATAATTAATTAAAAATTTGTTAATACCTGTTCTAAAATTGAGGGAGAAATTAATCTCCCCCAAATTAGTGTGTAATATGAATTACGAAGCTTTTGTAAAGATTCCACAAGAAAGTGGGTTTCTTACAATAATTCCTGATTCAGACATTACGTGACATTCGAAAGCATCATCGCCATTAGCAGCCATCATACCTTTAAAGTCATAAGGATTAACCATACCTGGCACATACTTACGGATGTAGTTTCTGTTGTACCCTTCAGCACCCTTAGCAACTAGTTCAATGTTTGAACCATCACCTTGAGAAGAAAAGTCTAAGAAAGCCATTTTTCCACCTTCTAAAGCACTAGAGTGCAAGTTCGGGTCGTCAAATGCTGGGCAGTAAGCCATAGTAATTTTATTACCTAAAGCGTTGTAAGACGTAAAGTTTACACCTAAGTCAACATCTTGTCCAGCTTGAGCATCAAAAATCATAGCGCCACCTGCTCCGTTAGACGAAGTTCCAGGGCCTACTAATAAATCTTTCATAGCTCTGTGGAATTGCTTACGCCCTTCAGTACCAGTCATTACAACGTACTCCATACCTTCAGCAGTAGTAGCGTTTTTAGAAAGGTCAGCCATATAGTCTACTAAAGCCTCTTCAGTTAAAGAATTATTATAAGAACCATCGTTAGAACCAGAAATTTGAGCTAAGATACCGTCTCCAGTCTGTACAACAGAAGAGTCAGCGTCAGTAAGTGTAGAAGCAGTGTTCTCACCAGGAGCGCCTACAGAACCACCTAAACCAGCAGAACGTACACCGTACCATCTTTGAAGCTCTAATTGATACATAAACTCTTGAATCATTAATTCTTCAGCAGTAAAGTACCATAAAGCTTGTCCATTGTTTTCAATCCAAGTAACGTCAGATAATTGTCCACCAGTAACTTTTTTCTTCTTACGAGAAATAGTTAACCAGTTTTTGTATGTATCTGGGTAAACTTGGTTTTGACCTACAGTTGAACCTAAAGAAGCCTCACCATAAGCAGAAGCGATAGTACCAGCAACAACATCACCGTGGATGTCAGAACCGTTAACGTCACCAGAAATAAGTCTAAACTTAACTACTTTGTAACCAGCACCAGCAGTAATACCAGAACCACTTTCATCACCGCTATTAATAACAGCCAAAACTAAAGCAGTAGCTCCACCTTTAAATCTTACAACATCATTTCTGTTACAAAGAACATAGTGACCATTTGTTGAGTTGTCTTTAAACGTAGCGTAAAAAATTTCATTAGCAGTGTCTGCAACATCTTGAGCGTTGTCTGTAGTTGCTGTATATGCATCCGCATCGTTTAAGTCAAAGAAACCATGACCTACTAGAGGCTTGTTAGTTCTACCTAATACTTTCCACTCGTAAGAGTTGTCAGCTAATACTTTAGCGTTAGAGAAACGGCCAGCACGCTCTAATAAATATGTTAAAGAATAACGTTGGTGCTGACGAACCAATGTTTTTGAAATTTCTGGGTACTTCAAAAGATTATCTACAAGAGAGTTGCTTTTTTCAGTATTTACCCCATAAGTACCATTAAATGTTTTCATAGTAAATGAATTAAATATTATTATTATTATTATTAAAAATCTCTTGCATGAATTACTCTTGACTTTACTTGTTAGTGAAACTTTGTTTCGGACTAAGCATCATCTCATTCGGGCTTCATACATACCCGACTATTTTCTTGAGAACTGCGATGGGTCAAATGCTTTTGACGACACAGGTCTCGGTTTTGAAGTTCTCCCTAAGTCTGGAGAAGTGATGTTGTCTAGGATTTGGGACTTACCGTCTTCGTATCCTTTTTTAGACTGTAGCGACATAACACGTTCTTTGAACAGTTTAAACATCGCTTGTTCAAACACTTCTTCATGCGAAGAACTCAACTCTTTATAAAAATCACCACTAGTGATGTATTTATATACTTCTTTCTTTTGTTCCTTCCCTAAGCTATAACCATAAAAGTCCTCACGGTCTTTAATAGTTTTTTGTAGTTGAATTTTATTTTCCTCAACCTTTGCAGCTTGTTGTTCTTTTTCTAGCTTAACTTGAGCTTTTGCTTGAGATTCTTTCTCTACAATATGCTTTCTAACATCGTTGCGAATTTTTAAAGCTTCATACTTTAATGTTCCAGAGTCATCAAGTCTATCTATATAGTCTTCTATTTCTCCTTCACCAAAACCTCTAGCTTTTAATTCTTCAACCATTATACCCCTGTCGTCTAGCTTTAACAAAGACTCGAACTGCTCAAATTCTTGTTCAGGAGCATTATCTTCCTTCTCTTCTTTAGCGTCTTGCACTCCTTTTAAGGCTGCTTGTATTTCTTCTTTAGTGCTTTTTCCATCAAGTCCAAGCTGTGTTGCAATCGCTCCCCAGTTAACATCGTCTCTTGCAGCATCGTCTCCAGGTCTTGATTCTTCAACAATTTCTTGCTCTTCAAAAGACCAATCGTCTGCATTTTCTTCCGTAGCTTTCGCTTCTTCAGTGACTTCACCGTCAACAGCTTCAGTAGCCGTAGCTTCCTCAGAAACAAAATTGTCTCCAAAAGCAATAGGGTTAAAAGACTTTTCACTTGTCTCAGAATTATCTACTATTGCACTTTTATTTTCTTCGCTCATAATATAATTTTTTTTGTTACTCCGTTGCAAATATACAATTTATCCTAATAACTCGTCTAAGCTCTTAGTTTCACTAGGAAGTTTAGTATTTGGGACTTGTGTGCCTAATTGATATTTTCCGCTATCTTGCATACCAGCCAGCTTTGCTTTCTCTTTCATGTCAGAAATATCTCTATTTCCATCATCTCTTATATCTGCTATTTTCTTTTTAGCTTCAGTTTCAAGTTCAGCAACTTTAACCTTACCTCCAACTCTAACTTGTTCAAGCTCTAAGTTTCTAGCGTGTTCAGCGCTTCTTGCTTGTTCTTGCATTTGAGCTTGTTGCTGTTGCATAGCCATTTGTTGTTGCTGTTGTTCAGCCATAACTTTCATAGCTCTTTCTAAGGTATGTTCTGCTTCAGTAGCTGTGTCAGCTTTTAAGACTTTAAGAACGTCTAACAAACCAGCTTTACCAGACTGCATAGCAGCTTGAGCAACTTGATTTATTATTTGTTTGTCAGACTGCTCTTTACCAGTGTCTCCTACAAATACTCCGTAGTCGTTAAGATTTATTTCTCCTGGCATTACACTTAAAATTTTATGAGCGCCATCACCTAATATAGTAGCAGCTTTATGTCCATCTTTCCAAGCAAGCTTCATTAAGTTAGCAAGTCTTTCAAAACATCTTTTTTTAGTTTCATTGTGCATAAAGAACCAAGTTTCTGTAGTTAGTGCAGACTGCTGAACAGACCTTTGTACGTTACCTACATACTCACTTGTGTTAATAGCTCCAGCTCTTTGTCTACTAATACCAGAAATCTGTCCTGCTGTTTCTTCTAACATTAATTTTAGATTAAACAACTGAGATATAGACTGAGAAATAGTAAAGTCTATTTGTTGGAACTGATTAAATGTAGCCATTTGATTACCTTCATCCTTAGAGTTTATAGGAATAATACCATCATTTTTAAGGTGATACATTACATCCTGTATGTCCATACCTATATTAGTAGGTAGTTGAGCTACATCATATACTACAGCTTTACCACCTGAACGAGCCATAGCAAGTTCGATGTTGTACATAGTAATATTATATAACATTTGTATGTTGTGTAGTAAGTCTACAAGAGACTGAGGTCTACCCGTACTATTATTTCTAATTACACCTACATAAGATAATGGAGTAGAACCATAGTCATCAACTGAACGTACTTGGTTAGGTCTTCTTCTACAGTTAACTAAAACAACACCACCAACTTTAGTTCCTTCCCATATATCATCTATGTATCTAGTTTCTATTTGGTCTCCCTTTCTTCTTTTGTATCCATCTGGTACAATCTTCTTAAAAGGTTTTTCTGGATTATATTTGTTTTCTGATACCTTGTATTTTATAGGCTTGATAGATTTCCACTCACAAGAAACAACTCTAACTCTACTTCCTGTAGTTTCGTTCCAGTCTAGCCATTCAAAGTCTTGATTGTATACGTTAGCAGCGTTTAATGAGTTTACTCTACTCATATCCTCTATTAAAGCAATATCATCTCTTTTTAAAACCTCAGAGTACTCGTCTAGTATTTCGTTTACAGAAAGCCATCTTTCTTCACCAATCCATTGAGCGTCATCTAAAAAGTCTGACTCAGAGTTTGTATCATATATTACATTTCTTGGGTCTACTCTTCTAAGGAATGGGTCTCCGTTTTTAATGTATACTTTATAAAATTGTTTAGACGTAACAAGCATATCTCTAAATCCAGACTTAAACACATCTTTCATATTATACTTATTAATAACATACTCTAATCCATCTTCTACAACTTCTTCAACAGCTTCTTTGTAGGTATACATCATGTATCTTTCTACATCATCTGGCATTGGTATTTGGTCAATCTTTAAGTCTATGTCTGCTGGAGCTTTTGATTTCATTTCCTCAAGCTGCTCATTAATATATTTCTTTAGTTCAATAGCAATCTTATGGTCAATCTTTCTAATAGTAGCAGACTTGTTTATAGTAGTAACCCTTTTTTGTAAAGGTCTTGATATATCTTCACCCATCAATAAATCTATTTTAGGGCTTATGATAGGGTAGTTTACTAGTTTAGCTGGGTAAGCAGCGCCATATTGTTCCGTAACATATCTGTACTCATCTACGTCTACGTGTCCATTGTATATGTTATAATTTCTTATATCATCAAGTCTTGAGTGAATCAATGGCGAGTCATCAGTGTTTATGGTACTAATGATTGCGTCAATCATAGCATCGCACCACTGGTCGTCTTTTTCGCTATCTTTAAGTAGTTGTTTAGGAAACGTAATTGTGTTGTACATCTATCGTATTTTTTTTGGTATACCTTGGCTATTCATTGCAAATTTACGAAATCCTAGCGATTCTTTACTAATTTTTTCTTCAGCATCCAAAACTTTCCTTCTATAATTGTCATTATTATGTAAAAGACATAGTCCAAACGCTATTGCTCGGTCAGTATTTCTTTGTCCATATAGTGATAATTCTTCAAGTAAGTCGTAGAACCAAATGTCGTTTATAGATGACTTAATATAATCATCCATTAAATCCTCCATATAAGATTTAACTTGTTTATTCATGTGAACACCGTAGGTGTTTCGCGTTAATGTTCTAATATTATGTGCTGATGCAGGCTTTTCTTTTAGCAAACTTTGCATACCTTCTTTCTTAAAGTAGTCTATAATAGCAATTTTTGTATATTCTATTAACATTTTTGCATTATAGTATACTGCTAACTTTAAAACGCCATCGTAGAAGTCTTCCTTTCTGTCTGGCCTGTCTGTATACTCAGCTACAAGCATATCGCCTGGCTCATCTACATTATAAAATCTTCTATATATCATCGCGCACCCCTCAGACGTACTAGCTCCTGCTTGGTCTTGGTCATAGCTATCCACACCTCCAATGTCTAAACCAACGAAGTTGGTTCGCGGGTGGTGGAGAATCTTGAATTTCCCGTGTTGATGAGGTTCAAACTCCACGGAAAGTGTTCCGTTGTCGTCAGACACCCAGTGTAAGTCTCCTTTTTGTATTTGACCTTTTAATTTAGTATCAGTCATTATTTTACCACGTTGTTGGTTAATAAGTGAGATATTAAATCTACTAGACTTTGTATTTAAAAAAGCCTCTTCCACAGTCATAGGGTAGTTTTGTAAGTGGAGGTTGTACGCTTTTTGGTCGGCCTCGACCTTTTTTCTGTCTGACTCTAATTTTTTTCTAGCTCCCACTTCATCCTCTATGCCCGACTCAATGTCGTAAAATCCGTAATACGCTCTACTAGCAGGT